CTTCTATTTTATTAATCTTATCTCTGTAATTAAACTGAACTGAAACAACTTTAAATCTAAATAATTTATTAAACACGTTTTGAGGAATAGCATATTCAACATAACTCAACTTATGATCTATTTCAAATGCAGCAATATAATCTTCACTACCATCCTCAAATCCTATTTTTATAATAGAGTTGTTTAAATCTGTAGTCTTAGAGAAATAAGCATACAATCTAATTCCGTAATGACCTGCGCGGATACTGTCAGAGAAAACTGAAAAATAAGTAGTATCTTTTCCGTCAACAAACTCTAAATTATAAGAAGGATATTTTGTAATTATACTTTTCTTGTAGTAAGAATTATAACTAGAATATCTTTCTATTTCCATAGATTGTGCAAAAGCACATCTAGCCAAAAATAAAAACCCTACTGATAATAATAAAACAAAAATGTTTGTTCTACGAGATTTAATAGCTTCCATAATTTCTAATATTAATTGGTTTATAAAGTACTTGTACGGTAGTTATTCATAAAAGGTTACAAAATAATTTAATTATTTAAAAGAGCAATCAATACACGTATTCATATCTTTTCCTAATTTACAATTTGATATAATTCCACAATTATCACATTTTATAGTTCCAAAGTGAACTTCATAAGAAAATTCTGATACTCTACCTGAGTTAATTTCTGATAATCTAATATCTTTACATCTTAAACAAAATGTATTTTCTTCTGCCGAATGTTAATCCGCATTTTTCAGATGTAGTATCTCCACATCTATCGCATTTTTCTGAGTTTTCAAAAGTATATTTCATGTTGTTTATTTTAATTATTCGTAAGTAAAATCTTTATTGTTACATATTTCACACCTTTCATTCATATAAAATCCACTACTAATTCTTCTATTTGCTTTTCCACAAACATTACATTTAGATTTATAAGATATAATGTTTATTATTTTACAGTATTTTAAATATTCATTCGTAGTTCCTCCCAAAAAAGTAATTATCGGTCTATGCCCTTTACTTGAATCGTAGGCTATAATATGCTTGTCCTCTGCTAATTTCTTCATATCCTTATGAGTCATATCAACAGGAAGTGTTTTTAAATCATAGCATAAAACGTAACCTATATCTCTCTTTTCTTTTTTTACAGAAAAAGACATTGTGGAATCAATTATATCGTTTCTTTTTTTCATAATTTATCTATAACCTTTTGATTTAACTCTTGATATATAACATATTTCATGTATGCTTATTATCATTTCAATACCCTTATCGTCCGAAATACTAATGAATCCATTTTTACAATTATACTTTATCATATTGTTTATTTTATCAGCATGGCTCTTAGTAATATCTAAAACTTGTCCATTTTTGAAAACTATCTTCATACCACTTTAACGTAATAAAAACACAAAAGGTTACAAAATAATTCAACTTTGAGTTATTTATCTTCTACTCACGAAAAAAGTCTTTAACCACTGCGATACCTTTTGTATGTTTTTAGCTACAGTTGGATTAGTTACATAATTCTTATAAGAGAAGTTTAATTTCACATAATAATCTGTTAACCTTCCGTTACTAGGTAATGGTAGGCTTGAAAACCAAGCTTTATCTATCCATCTGTAATTTCTGCTAGTAGTTGGTATATTTATATCACTTGCTGTTTGGTCATCAGTAGTAGCTACTAAGTCAGTCCAATTAGGGCCAATAGTTTTAAATTGAATGTTTTGCGCCGAAACAGCCATATCACTCTTAGCATTTACTACTATTGATAATTCATGTGTCCATACCTTACCATAGAACTTACATAAGTCAGCTCCAAAGTTTTGTAAGTAAATCTGATTAGTCTTATTAATAGCTAACCAATAAATACTTCCTGCATACTCAGGGTCTTTTGTAGCTGCTGGCGGATAAGAAGGTATATAAACTTCGCTAACACAAATATATTCTACGTTATCAACTTTAACAGTATCTCCAATTACAAATGTTGTAGGAGGCATATCAGAGTTGTAAGCCTTAGTATTCTTGGGATTATTAGCTGTTAATACCAAGTCATTATGATTATGCCATATCGCAGGAGTACAATCTGTAAAAGCTACAAAAGCATTTAAGATATGATTATATCCTAATGTAAAATCTCTATTCACAAATGACTCATTACTTTCTCCTATAAAATCCCTTTTAGCGTATTTAAAAGTTAAATAAGTCATTTTAAATGTAGGGTCATATACTCCAACTATACCATATCCTTGTAATGGAACTTCAGGTATCCCTAAGTTATTAGTATTATAAATAGCTGAATAACTGTTAGGATAGAATACATTACCTTCGTTAAACTCATTATTAAAGAATACTTGTAATCCTTTAACCATAGACATTTCTTCAGGCTTACTTCCAATACCCATTACCATAAATGCTCTTCTACGCATATCAAACCAAGCGAAACCATATTCTGTTTCTGTTAGTCCGTGTTGGTGTTGATTTCCAAAGTTAGTATCTATATCATCATATCTATCAATAACTCCTGTTACACCTAATGCAGTAGCATCTCCTAAAGCACTTCCTCCAACTAATTGACGTTCTAATATTGGAGTGTAGCCTACTGAGTGGTCTTGCCAATAGAATAACTTAGAATCTCTAGCTTTAAGATTATTGATTTGTCCGCGCTGTCCATCTACATCTCTGTAATCAGGTATTCTAAATACACGGAATGAATCTATTAACTCTCCAGGATTTTTGTATTGACTCCATCTTATTCTGTAATCAAAGTTTCCTGAAAATTTATAATTAAGTGGTAGTGACGGATATTTAATAAAATTACCATCTGTAGTATATGCTTTGTTATAACTATAAGATTCTAATTGTGTTGTAGGAGATAAAGATGAATCAAACCATCCTATGCCTGTAGCTCCCGAAGAAGGAAACATATTCTTATTCGATACCTTTTGCCCTCTTCTTAAATTATAATTTACATTACCTTCGCATGGAAACCATAAAGCATAAGACATAGCATTGTCGCTAGTTTCAAATGATTCATCCCATAATCCATATCCTAAATCAATAAGATTTGTAAAGCAATCTCCGCCGAACACCTCTATATTATTAAAAGTATATTTATTCTCTCCTGCGTAAATTCCTGTAGCAAACGTTCCGTTTAATGTATCCGCTTTAACCTGTGTATTAATAGGCTGAAAGTGACCACAAGACATATACAGTGTATTTGCTATAGCGGCTTCATTTACTCCTCCATAAAGATTAGAAGGGTCTGTATCTGTTATAAAGTTAGCTAACATCTTGTTATAGTTAGACGTATTAGCAGTAGCGTTATAATCTGTTAAAGCATCAAAGTGATTAAATTGAGATTTAATTATTTGCTTTTTACACCCAACAGATAAAATATCATAGCCTGGGTCAAAAGGTGTTACGCCACAAATAGAATCATAATTAAGTGTTACTAATGTCTCGTTTACGTTAGAATATCTATTTCTATAATCAACACTTGTTCCTAAAAAACCTCCAGCTCCATTATTCTCATCAAAATTATAAACAGCATTTCCATTCATTGATTTAAGCGGCAAAGTTCTTGGAGAACTAGCATCTTTTCCTGTACCAAAAACTCCAGCGGACATTTGAAATAATTTAGTAAACATTACTCTTTTTTGAGTATCTGTTTTTAATTGACTTCCATTTAACCAACAAGCTTCTTTTAAATTATCTCCAATTTTAACCGCAGAAGGAAAAGAATATCCAGTTTGTATATCAGGCGATAATACAGAATAAATATAATATCCATCTCCAACTTGATACATAGGTAAAATACTATAATCTGTTCTACATATACCTAATGGCATAACAGAATTAAAACCAAGCAAATTACTATATACACTTTGCATCAATAATCCTTGCGTAATTGCAATAGGATCGCGTTCTGCTCTTACGATACTAAACCCACTAACTTGATTCATTACTGATTCAGGTATATCTAATCCACTTATTTTTATAGCTGATGGATTTAAAGAATAAGAATCTTGTATTAAAGCTCCTCCACTTGGACGGTAATAGTCTTTTATCATTAATCCTCCTTTATCAGGAA